GAATTTTACAGAGGTAGACCTTACCACAATTATCCCTGCGGTGGGAACTACTGTAGGAGCTATTGCTGGTCCGTTCAGATGGGGTCCAGCAAATAAACCACAGCTTATTGATAGCGAATTAACATTAGTTGCAACATTCGGGCAACCAGATAATATTACAGCAAGCACTTGGTTTACCGCTGCTAATTTCCTTGCATATGGAAACGCACTTCAAACGGTTCGTGTGGTTAAGGCTAGTGGCCCCGAATCACACATGAATGCTACTGCTTCTGGTTCTAATGTTCTTATTGAAAATGAGGACGCCTATCTTGCAAATTATGCTGGTGGTCAAGGCGATGTAGGAATGTTTGCGGCAAAATATCCAGGAGATCTTGGAAACGCTATTGCTGTATCTATTGCAGATTCGGGTAGCTTTGCAACTTGGGAATATGCATCAAATTTTTCTGGTGCGCCTAATACTTCAGCTTCCGTTGCGGCTTCTGGCGGGCTAAACGATGAAATTCATGTGGTAACAGTTGATGTGACTGGTGCATGGACTGGTACACCAGGACAAGTTCTCGAAAGATTTCCATACTTGTCAAAGAGTGCTAGTGCGGTATCTGAAGATGGTAGTACAATGTACTATGCAGAAGTTTTGAATCGCAATTCAAACTACGTTTGGTGGATGGATCATCCGACAGCACTTGATCTTGGATTGCCGGTAACTTCACCAGTAACAACTCCAAATTGGGGTGGTGATAATACTGTAGATTATCAAACTACAAGCACTCAAGTAACATTGGATCTTTCAACTGTTACAAATGGTCCGTTTGCTAATGGTGAATTTGTGCAAGAGGCTGCCGCCGTTACAGTGGTTTCTCCAGGTTCCGGCGCAGCAGCAACAGCAGTAGCAACAAGCTCAACGGCTCTTACAATTACTATTGGAAATCCTGGTATCGGTTATGTTGTAGCTCCAACCGTAACAGCAACCATTACAGGAACAGGAACTCTTTCGGGTCTTTCCGCAACAATCAGTGGTGGTGTTGTAATAGCAGTTAATTACACTGCGTCCGGTTTTACTCCAAACGACACTGTAGTTTTCAATTTTACAGTTCCAGGCGCAGGCGCAACTGCAAATATAACGGTAGACGGAAGCGGAAGAATTCAAACCGTTACTCCGACCAATCAAGGATCTGGTTATACAACTCCTCCGAATGTTTTAATTAGTGGTCCTGGGTCTGGCGCAGAAATTACAGCAATTCTTGGAACACAATCACTTGCTGGAAAAGTTGTTTCATATACCGTTATAAATGGCGGGTATGGATACACAACTGTTTCTGGTCAGGTGTCTGGTTGGGATTCTGGAACAGGTGTTTTAACGATTACTCCGACTTCTGGAACCTTTGAAAATGGTAACGTGCTTGTAGGAACAACTTCTAACGCACAAGGAACTGTTACATTAAGAGAAGGTGGATATCTATACTTTGAATTGTTTGGTGGTGTTGATGGAAATGCCAGCGTATCAGATGGAGAGTTTATGACCGGATACGATACATTCAAATCTGGTGAAGATATTGATGTTTCGTTGATATTGAGTGGTGCGGCAGATGCTACGCTTGCACAATACTTGATTGGTATCGCTGAATATAGACAAGATTGTGTAGTGTTTATTTCTCCTCCGCAAACAACTGTTGTTGATAATGCAGGAAATGAAGCTACTGATATTGTTACATTCCGTAACTTGCTTTCTTCAAGTTCATATGCTTTCATGGATTGCAATTGGAAGTATCAATATGATAAATATTACGATATCTACCGTTGGGTTCCTTTAAACGGCGATGTCGCTGGTTTGTGTGTACGTACCGATACGCAGCGTGATCCGTGGTGGTCACCAGCCGGATATAACCGGGGGCTGATTCAAAATGTAGTTCGCTTGGCATGGAATCCAAGAAAGGCATACAGAGATTTACTCTATCAAAATGGTGTTAACGCTGTAATGTCTGAACCGGGTCAAGGAACACTTCTCTACGGTGACAAAACTTTGTTATCAAAACCGAGCGCATTTGATAGAATTAACGTTCGTCGCTTGTTCATCGTGTTAGAGAAAGCAATTTCTACGGCTGCTAAATTCACATTGTTTGAATTCAATGATGCATTCACTCAATCGCAATTCGTTAATATGGTTGAACCATACTTAGCAGATGTTCAAGGTCGTCGTGGTATCTATGACTACAGAGTAGTTTGTGACAGCACAAATAATACTCCTGATGTTGTTGATAGCAATAGTTTTGTTGGTGACATTTATATCAAACCAGCACGTTCAATCAATTTCATTCAACTCAACTTTGTTGCTGTTCGCACCGGAGTCGATTTTTCAGAGATCGTGGGCAAGTTCTAAGGCTTGCCCATAGCCTTCTAAATAGAATATGAGGACTAATTAATATGGCATTTACAGTAAATGATTTTAGAGCAAAACTGCAATATGGTGGAACAAGACAAAATCTTTTTGAAGTGTTATTGCCATTTCCAGCGGTTTCTGGTGGCGCTTCTCAACAAGAATATTTTGCATTCATGTGCAAAGCAGCATCTCTTCCTGGTGAAGAATTAGGAACAATTGTTGTTCCTTATTTTGGTCGTCAAATTAAAGTTCCAGGAGATCGTACTTTCCCAGAATGGTCGGTTACAGTTATTAACGATGAAGATTTCGTTATTCGCAACACATTTGAAATGTGGTCTAACGCAATCAATGGGCACTATAGCAACCTTCGTCTTCCTGCCGCATTATTAACAAACGGCTATAAGATTAATGCAAGTGTAATTCAGTATGGAAAGATTGGTGATGTCATTATGGAATACGATATGAACGGTATGTGGCCTGCTGCCGTTGCTCCAATTGATGTCAGTTGGGAAAGTGTTGGTCAAATCGAAGATTTCCAAGTTTCATTTCAGTATGATTGGTGGGAGTCGAGAAGTACTTTGTAATTAACAACTTATAGATAAGTCTCAACCTTGAGACGATTGAAAACAAAGACGTTGCATATATAGGCTTGTTAGCAAATATGTTATCAAGCCTATTTTGTTTACGATAAAAACGCCAGAAAGCCCACTGGCTTTAGCCGTGGGATGAATGGCGATTAACAAATAATAAACATATGATACAATGTTATTTTAATGGATGCTATATAATAACCAGGATCTTGCGATAGGACCACCTGGACGAAAATTATCTTCAGCGACAAATTGAGCAAAGGTTTTCATATTAACTCTAGGTATTTATCGTTTAACTCATTAGGCGGCAAACTCTTCAGCCTAAATACATTTAAGTATGATGACATCACGACAAAAAAATGAGCATTGCACGGGAGAAATCACTTGAGTTATAATTTGTTTGGTTTTCTTTTTTCAAAGAAAGGTAAAACTGATCCTACATCATTTGCTCCTCCGCAAAACGATGAAGGTGCAATAGTTATTGAGCAAGGTGGTGCGTATACTACCGTTATAGATCTTGATGGGATCGTAAAAAATGAAATCGAGCTTATCACCAAGTATCGAGAAATGGCTCAACGTGCTGAAGTTGAAGGCGCAGTTAGCGAAATCGTAAATGAAACAATCGTCACAGAACAGCAAAAAAGTTCTATTTCTCTAGTTACCGATAAGTTGAATTATTCAGATGAAGTCGTTGAAAAAATCCAAGATGAGTTTGATACTGTTTTGAATTTGCTTGATTTTAACAACGAAGGACAAGACATCTTCCGACGCTGGTACATTGATGGCCGACTTTATTTTCATATTGTTATCGACCCACAGAACCCACGAGAAGGAATTCAAGAGCTTCGATATATCGATCCAAGGCGTATCAAACCTATTATTGAAACAGAAACATGGATTGATGAAAACGGCGTTCCAATTCAAGCAGAAAAACAAAGATATTATGTTTACAATCAATTCGGAACTGATGCTACTACAGCTACAACAGGCGTAAAAGTTGCATGGGATTCGATTTGTTATGTTCATTCTGGAATACAAGAAACAAACAACACAATGATTTTGGGGCATCTTCATAAAGGTTTGAAACCATCAAACATGCTTACGATGGTTGAAGATGCAACTGTAATTTACAGACTTTGTATTCAAGGAGATAGTCGCATTTCAACACCCACTG